CACTAGACCTGCCGGATGGTGATCTAATTGCAGAACGCTTGAAAGGTATGATGCCCCCTGAATTACTAGGCGATGATGTCATGGCTGTGAAACTTCAGCAGGCTTCGCAACAGATGCAGGCCATGCAGGAGCAGATTAAAAACCTTGATGCTGCTTTGCAGTCTAAACAGGAAGATGCAGCCTTCACAAAGCAAAAAGAGCTTGCAAGGCTACAGCTTGAAAGACAGAAATTACAGATAGAAGCGCAAAAAACGCAAACCGAGATTCTCAAGATGCAGTCCGAAATACGCAATAATGACGCTCAGACGCAACAAGACCGTATCGAGAACGCGCAGTTATTAAAAGACTTGCAGGGGCGTATTGATGATATGTCCAATGCATTAACGGTTATCCTTGACTTTGAAGAGGATAAGCAAAGGCAATCCGCCGAAATTGATAAACCAGAGGAAATAACATATAATGACTGAACAAGACACCGTGACAAGCGATAATGTCGAAGCTCAAGAAGCACCTCAAACCGAGGATGTTTCGAACACTACCCAAGAAAATGACACGCCCGAAGTTGAGCAGGAAACTGTAGAAGAAACAACCGAGGAGCGTCTAGCAAGGCTTGAGACGCTTGAAAAAAAGCAACAGGCCGCAAAGAAGAAAATAAGCGCACAGCGAAAGGCTTACGCCGCACAGCAACGCGCATTGCAGGAAGCACAGCAAAGACTAAGGGAGCTTGAAAACAAAGTTAGCCCGCCTGAAAGTAAACAGCCTGAAAAACCAAAAGTTGAAGACTTTGATACTTATGTGGACTACGAAAAAGCACAAAGTGAATATGTCGATAAGCTGGCAGAATTTAAGGCTAACCAAACGATAGAACAAAGACAGAAACAATTACAAGAGCAACAAAGGCAAGCCGAGCAAGCCAGAGTATTACAAGAACGCACCAAGATTTATGAAGCACAAAAAGCTGAATTTATTAAAAGCAATCCTGAATATCTGGAGGCAGAGGCTGAATTTAACGACTATGTGAATGAAATCGCCCAGACGACTGACCGCGCTACTCAAGCGGCTGTTGTCGAGCAAGTCTATAATCACGATCAAGTCACGGCTCCAGAATTGTTTTATTACTTTGGTCAAAACAATGGTGAAAATCTTTCGGAACTTGAGCAAATAAGTAAATTACCAGCCCATAGGGCAGCAGTGGAAATTTACAAGATTCAAGAAAAGCTGGCAAAATCTCCTGCAAAAAAAACAGAAACAAAGCCTAACCCGAAACCCCCCGTTAAAAGAGGCGAGGGCGCGGGAAGGGGTAAAGCCTTGAAAGACATGAGTGGCGAGGAACTGCTCAAGAAATTCGGGGCGTAGCTATGAAGGAGATATTTAAATGGCTAATACTATCAATAACATTAAAGACGCACCCGGCGTTATCGCTAAAATGGGTGTGGCAATGCTGGAAAACAAGCTCCAGTTTTGTAAAACAATCGAACGTGAACCAGCTTCAACCTTTGATGGCATCAATGGACACCGCGCAGGCGATGATGTAAAAATCAGCAAACCAGCACGTTTCATTCCGTCAACAGGTGCAGACGTAACGAGCGCAATTCAGGACATTACAGAAGAAAAAACCACCCTTCCTCTTGATGTTCGCCGTGTTGTGCCTGTTCAGATGACTTCTAAAGAAGTTTTTACAGACCTTGGTTTGGCATCATGGACAAAGCGTGTTCTTGATCCTGCAATCTCATCTATTGCACAGTATGTAGAAAAAGACTTTGTTGAAAAAGCGGTTGACAATACATATAACGCAGTGGGTTCTGCTGGTTCTGAAACATTTGTTACTGATACAATCTTGCAGGCAGGACAGAAGATTGACGAAAATTCATGCCCAGACATGGAAAATCGTTCTATTCTGTTGAACCCTAAAGCAAACCGTCTGGCTGTTGATGCCCGTAAGGGATTGTTCAACAACACAACGCAAGTCGGCGACCAGTACATTAAGGGACGCATGGGAGAAGCGGATGGATTTACATTCTATTCTTCTAACCTTCTGCCCACTCATACGAACGGTAACGATGTAGCGTTTGAGGTTCGCACAACTGTATCAACTGAAGGGCAGTCAACACTTGTTGTCGAAGGCTTGACCACAACAACAGGAACAGTAACAAAGGGAACTGTTTTCACGATTGCGAACGTTAATGCTGTTGACCCGATCACTAAAGAAGACCTTGGTTATCTACAACAGTTTACGGTAACAGCCAATGCAACAGCGGACGGTTCAGGATACGCTACATTAAGCGTTAGCCCTGCGTTCTATACGTCTGGTGCTGATGGTGGCTTGCAGAACATTACAGCCTTCCCTGCGGATGGTGCTGCAATTACACCTATCGGTTCAGCATCGACTGCTTATCGTCAAAACTTGGCTTATCACAAGTCCGCTTTCCGCATGGTCAGTGTTCCTTTGATGTTGCCACAAGACGCGCATTTGGTAGCGCAGGAAACAGCAAACGATCTGACACTGCGTGTCTGGATGGCTTCTGATATCCTCACTGATACCATGACAATGCGTATTGACTTCCTTGGAGGTCTGGCGGTGACTCGTCCTGAATGGGCTTGCCGTATTTACAACTAAACGAATATACCGCACTCTTAACGGGGTGCGGTAATTCACTTTAAAGGAGAATATACTATGTCTTATGGAGTATTAGGCGGAAACGTCCGAAGCATTACTATCATGACAGCTACGGTTGATCTTGGTAGTGTTGCAGCAAACACAACCGAAGAAGAAGATGCAACACTTACAGGCGTTGAAGTCGGTGATGTTGTTATCCCTATCAAACCAACATTGGAAGCTGGTCTGGCTATTATACAAGCCCGTGTAGATGAAGCGGACAGCATTAAGCTGACTGTAGGAAACTTCACAGGAGGCGCGATTGATGAAGCAAGTGAAACATTAACGTTTCTTGTTTTCAAAAACGGCGCACCCAATCAGACAGTAAGCCAAGTTATTACCTAAAGGAAACGGGGGTGTAATGCCCCCGCTTTGCACATTATGATTACATTAAAAAAAGACGATAAAGTTAAAAAACTGGACGACAACAGCACCTTGGTTCCTATCCTGAAGGCTAACGGCTGGAAGCAGGAAGAAGAACAAAAGCCTGTTAAACGGAGAAGAGAGAACAAGAAATGACAACAGCGCGTGTTATAGTCGAAGCCGTACTAAGAAAGCTATCCAAGCTCGGTACGGGTGAAAGCCTCGATGCTAATGAAGCTAATGATGTTCTTGAGTCGCTTAATGATATGCTTGCGGTCTGGTCAGTCGAGGGGAATCTTATCTATACAGAAACCAGCGAAACATTTCCCTTGGTAAGCGGAACGGCTTCATACGAGATCGGTAGTGGCGGAGATTTTAACACAACACGCCCGGTTGATGTCACAAGCGTTTATATAACACTTGGCACCACTGATTACATCCTGAACGAATACGGCCAGACTGATTACGCCCAGATAACAAACAAGTCAATCACGGGAACGCCTGAAATTTATTACTATAATGATGGATACCCTTTGGCAACGATAACGCTTTACCCTGTCCCTACAGCGGGGACGATAACCATTAACAGCTTTAAGCCTTTAACGGCGTTTACTGACTTGAATACAGTGTTTTCGCTCAAGCCCGAATATAAAGCTGCTTTGGTTTATAATGGCGCAATCTGGATGGCTTCCGAGTACGAGATGGAACCGCCCTTGCAGGTTGTTCGAATTGCAAACAGAACAAAAAAGGCTTTGACAGTCTCTAACGCAAGGAACGATCTTATCACAAGCAATCTTGGCGTTCCCAAGTCCGAGAATGACAGGTACGATCAAGATATTCTAAGGGGTTACTAATGCCTGTAGTGCCGTTTGTAGGTGGAACATATCAAATGGAAGCGGTGAGCTTTGACGCGCAGCGGTGCGTTAATATGTATGTTCTTATGAGCGAGGTGGGGGATAGTAAAAGCCCCATAGCCTTACGCAGTGTAGCAGGGTTACGGTCATTTACAACAGTTGGTGATGGCCCCATACGCGGTTCGCTTGAGACAAACGGACGCGCTTTTTGCGTATCCGGTGATGGATTTTACGAGGTTTTTGCAGATGGCACGTCAACACTTCACGGGGAACTGGACACACTTGTAACGCTCTGCCAGATGCAAGAAAACCCCACCCAAATAATGATAATAGATAAGTCTTTCGGGTATATCTTCACGAAGGCTACAAATGCTTTTCAAAAAATAACCGATGTTGACTTTCCTACACCTTCCAGCCTTACCTTTCAGGACGGTTACTTTGTTGTGAGTATTGCTGGTTCATCCAGCTTTGCGATTAGCAACCTGAATAACGGCTTAACATGGGACTTGGCAGACAGGCTAGCGGTTGAAGGCAATCCGGATGAACTGGTGGCGATACGTTCCAACAAGTCAAACCTATGGGCTTTTGGCAGAAAAACTACAGAAGTGCTTCAGAATACAGGCGCAGCCGTGTTTCCTTTCTCACGGATTGGCGGGGCATTTATTCAGACAGGGTGCGCTTCCCCTGATACAATCGTTAATCTGGATAATTCGCTTATCTGGCTAGGTATAGACGAAAACGGGGATAGCATTATATGGCGTTCCAATGGATACAGCGCACAAAGAATATCAACACAAGCTATCGAGCGTAAAATATCAGAATCATCCTTATTTAATGAAAGCTACGCATGGTCATATCATGAACGCGGTCATGCTTTTTATGTTATTCAGGTCAAGGGTTTGAATACAACGCTGTTTTACGATATCACGACAGGCTTATGGCATGAGCGCACGTATCGTGACCCTGTAACGGGCATGGAAAAACAACACAGGGGCGCAAATCATATGTTTGCGTTTAATAAACATCTGGTGGGCGCGAGAGATAGCAATAATATTTACGAGATGTCCCTTGATTTTTATGATGATGCAGGCGACCCGTTAGTGAAAAAGCGTATATCACCACACTATGACCAAGAAAAACGCCTTATCACGCATAGGCAATTCGAGATTGATATGGAGGTGGGGGTTGGTCTGGTGTCAGGTCAGGGCAGCGACCCGCAAATCATGATGCAGTATAGTGATGATGGCGGTAATACGTGGTCAAACGAGCTATGGCGCGATATCGGAAAGATAGGGAAAAAGAAAACCCGTGTCAGATGGAATAAATTGGGAAAAGCAAGGGACAGGGTTTACTCGATAGAGGTGAGCGACCCTGTTTTTATCCAGATTAACGAAGCAATAGTAAATGGAATATAAATGGCGAACATTCCCCCACCAATACAGGAGCCTACAACCAAGGGCGGGAACGTATTCACGAGGTTGTGGGTTCGATGGCTTAACAGTATTGACAGCCGATTGCAGGAATTGGAGGGCGCAGTGGCTTCATTGACAAGTTTTGGCGAAACAGTCACAGCTCAAAACACCCCGATTATAGAGGGAAACGCTGTTTATGGGCTTGTCCCTGCTAATTTTAGGGAATTTACAAACGCTTCAGGCACAACGGGAGTAGAGGGCAGGCTTTTCAAGACAACGACAGGAGCAACGGTTGGAGGGTTTGGTGCAATACAGTCGTTTCGGTTCGTAAAAGCTAAAGCCGGACAGTCTGCTATGGCACGCTATTCAGGATATTTTGAAAATGGCGGTGTTGCGGATAGCCAGCAGGGTATCGGCTTAATCAGTATCGGTGATGAGTTTAGTTTCGGCTATAACGGTGAAACATTTGGTATCTGGCATAGATACAACGGTTTAGCAGAGGTGAGGACAATAGAAGTAACGGGTGCTTCCGGTGGCTCTACAAACTTAACACTAACACTGAATGGTGTTACTTATACAATCCCGTTGACTGCGGGTACAGTACAGCATAACGCTTATGAAATAGCGGACTGGCTTAATACCAACCAAACAGTATGGGCAGCCGATCAATTAGATGATATTGTTATCATCAATGCGCTTTCCGATGGTGCAAAGTCAGGCTCTTATTCTTTTTCACACGCAACGGCAACTGGGACAATTACACTTAATACAGCAGGCGTAACCAAAACCAGTGACTTTATTGCTCAAACATCTTGGAACGCAAATAAACTAACAGCACTAGACCCCACAAAGGGCAATGTGTATCAGATAACATATCAAAATATGGGGTTTGGCGAGACTTTATTTTATATAGAAGACCCCGTAACTGCTGATTTTATAAATGTTCACACGATCAGGTCAGTTAATACAACGACTACCCGATCTCTTGGCAATCCGGCATTAAGATGTGGGATGTATTGTGCATCATTCGGAAGCACAACGGATATAGCTGTTTATGCCGATGCGTTTTCAGCCTTTGTGCAGGGAACAGTACAAAAAACCAGCAATCCTCGCTCGTTTAGTAATACGCAAACGCTATCGACAACGAATTTCACCAATGTTTTAACATTAAGAAACAGAAGAACCTACAACAGTTACGCTAATCAGGTGGAAATAGAGCCTTTACGCCTGACGGTAGCAAGCGAGATTAACAAAAACGTCATTGTAAGAATAATTTCTTTAAGCGATACGGGAACAGAACAGAATTTTCAAAGTACAGGCGCAAACCTAGTTTCAGATGTAGATATTACGGCAACAACAGGTATAACGGGGGGCACGTTGCTGGATTCCTTTACAATTGAACCTACAGGGAGCGGCCAATCAAACCTGAAGGAGTTGGGTATTCGGGTTCCGCCAGACCTTAATTTATGTATTTTGGCACAAAGAACGGGCGGGGCGTCAGGGGAAGTATCAGCAACATTGACGTGGTATGAAGATATCTAAAGCGAAATACGGGGACTTAGAGCAAATATGCGAGCTTTACAAAAAGGCAATCGCTGAAATTGGTGATACTTACAAAGACGAGCTTGTAAGACAAAAAGTCTATAATGCGTACTTTTTAGCCCCTTGCTTTATCATACAAGAAGATGATAGAATTACAGCCATGGCAGGACTCACTATGGGTCTTATACCTTACAATGGGAATTTAACGCTCACCGATTATATGTTCTATATTGAGCCAGAATATAGAAATCTGAAACGGTTTGGCGGTCTAGTAAAATCATCTAAAAGATTTGCAGATGATATGAATTTACCGCTAAGACTGGATTTTATAACCCCCACAATTAGCGAAGATTTAAAGAAGCGTGTATTTGATATGCACAAATTTAACGTAACTGGAGTTTCAGGGATATGGGAAAAGGCGGCGGTGGAATAGACACAAGCGGATTAGAGCAGGCAGCAGCAGAAGCGACTGCATTGCAAGAGCGTATTTATAATTTAAGCCGTGAAGATATACAGCCTTACTATGATGTCGGGACAGCATCTCTAGGCAGGCTTAGTGATTTGCTTGGATTAGGTGGTGGTTCGGTCAAGACACGCGAGCAGCTTATGCGCGAGCTTACCCCGCAATACACATCACAGATAGCAGGAACCCCAAGTGACCAGCTTTTGTTTATGGGAGTGCAAGGCACACCTATGACAGCCGATGCCATAAGAAACAGCGCAGACTTTGCCACCCCTAACAGATCAGGCGCAAGAGGCTCTATTGAAGTAGCCATGCGTAGTGGTGACGATCAACACCTTATTGATACATTAGCCGGACTAGGATATACACCCTTTAACTATTCACCTGCAAGAGAAGAAATAAACTACGAAGGTTTAAATGCTGCTGTTGACGAGCGTTTGGCCAATCAGGGGGCTCCAGATGATTACGGCAGTTTACTTGAGAGGTTTAACCTTGAGAAATTCGAGCAAGACCCAAGTTACCAATTCAGGCAGGACGAGGCACGTAAGGCGTTGGAACGCTCTTTAGCAGCGCAGGGCGTGACATTGGGCGGCGCAGGCTATGGCGAGCTTAACCCTATGGCAGCAAGGCTTTTAAATGAACAGACACAAAACCTTGCATCACAGGAATACGGGCAGGCGTATGATCGTTACAATATAGATCGCCTGAACACCTATAATATGCTCATGGGCACAACAGGGATAGGGCAGACTGCAACAGGGCAATTAACAGGTGCAGGGCAAAACTACGCCACGAATGTAGGTAATTTACAAACAGGGCTTGCAAGTGCACAAATGAACGCCCAAATAGCGCAAGCGTCACAGCCAAGTATGTTTAGCCAGCTTATCCCGGCAGCAGCGCAATTAGGCAGTACTTATTTAATGTCTGACCGCTCTATGAAAGAAAACATGGAAAAAGTCGGTAATGAAAACGGCTTTAACCTATATAAATTCAATTATAAAGGGAATATACGAACATTTATAGGCGTTATGGCAGATGAAGTTAAGAAAATAATCCCTGAAGCGGTAATCAGAAACAAAGAAGGGTACGACATGGTTAATTATGACCTTATAGGCGTACAGATGAGGGAAGCGTAATGGCGTTTGAGAATGTATTCGGAAATATAAATTTTTCAGCATTGCCCGCTGCAAAGCAAGCCCAGGCAGATAGATTGCAACAAGCCATAGGTGCAGGCATAGCGCAAGCGAATTACGCTCAAGAAATGGATATGAAGCGCAGGCAATTGGAGCAGGAAGCGGGTAGGATTGATTTAAAGCGTACAGCAGAAGAAGGAGCAATGGAACTCGCCGCTACTGGTCAGACTACTCCTGAAAGAATAGCAGCTTTAAAAGCGTACCAAGCCTTTCAGCGTCCCATGATTGACCCCTACACGAGTGAACTTATACCCCCACCCAACCCTTTACAGTCTTTGACAGGCATACAGCCTATTCAGGCAGATGCTTTAGAAGCACCGTACACAGAAATTGCGCCCTCGCCTAGTGTTCCGCTAACACCACAAGAGAACGCAAGGGCTTTGAGAGCGCAGCAAAACATGGACTTAATGTCTGGCGAGGGAATGACCCCAGATCAGATGCAGGACGCTCTTGCAATAGAAAACGCCATGCCTGATATGCAAACAAATCAAGCTATAGACCCTAGAGAATACTTTTCTGCCCCTTTGGATATGGGTAGGGCAGGTAAGCAGATGGAGACTGAGTTTGACAAGAATGTAGCCATGGAATGGGCGAAAGCAGATATAGCTCAAAAGAAATCTATAGAAAAAGAAAAGTTTGACGACATTTTAAGGCAAATGAACGCCGTGTCTTTGATCGGGGAAATGATATGCGATAATAGAAAAACCATTGATATGCCTTTTGCGGAAGCTGTTAATATGCCTGCAAGGTTTTTTGCTAGCGATCAAGCTGATGCAATGGATCGTGTTAAGCAAGGTCAATTGGAACTTGCAGCACCTTTAGCGAAAAGCCTTGGTGTTAATCCTACAGATAAAGACTTTGAAGCAAGTTTGCAGCGTATTGTCAACCTTAATTCAACCAAAAAGGGACGTGAAGAACAGCTCCAGACACTTTTAAAACGAGCGCAAGAGAAAACTGGCGTAAAAGCAGACTATAAACCCCCATGTGAGCAAGCCTTACAAATTTTAAAGAAAAGGGGTGTAATTCAGTAATGGACGATCTGGAAAGCTATAGTAATGAAGAATTGCTACGAATTGCGGGAATACAGCAACCACAACAGCAGCCCACTTATGACCCGTCCTATATAGAGACTTTAGGGAATAAGATTGGTGAAGGTTTAACTTTTGGCTTTAAAGATGAGATTGTTGGTGCAGTCGCAAAAAATCTGTTTGGTGGCGATTACGAACAGGCAAAAAGAGCAGTGCAGGCAAGACAACAGGCTATGTCTGAAAAATACCCCATCACAAGTTTTATAGGAGAAGGCGTTGGATCAGCAACAACCGCAGGAGTGGGAACTCTTGCATTACCCGCAAGCGCAACCGCAACAATGGCAACCGCTCCACTCACAACCGCCGCAGGTGTTGGTGCATTATCAGGGGGCTTATATGCCGCTGGAGGACGTGAAGGCACTATGGCGGAAAAGGGACAGGCTGCTTTGTCTGGTGCTGCACTTGGGGCTCCTCTTGGTGTGGGCGGTGCTTTCTTAGCGAGGCAAGCGGTTCCCGCAGCGGGTGCGCTTTATAGTAGGGCAAGAAAGCTATTCCCTAAAAGAACGCCACAACCAACGGGGCAAATGGCAGTACAAGATATAGTGGAGCAAGTGGCAGCGCAAAGCGATTTAAGTCCGGAAGTTGCAGATTCACAAGTCGCATTTAAGAAAGTAGGGCAGAGGTTAAGGCAGGATGTAGGTAGCCTCTACGATGAAGCCTTGCAAGCCTATAAGCAGGGTGAGATATCCTTATCTGACTTTTATGGCGCACGATCAACTTCTTTAGCGAAAGGTGCAGCGCAGTATCCGTCTGGACAGGCGGTGGCGCAAAGAGAAATAGGTAAAAAGATAGCGGGAAGCAGTGATAGGGTAATAGATGCAATACGGGCTAATGTAAGCGGAATTGATAATTACTATACAAACGCAGATGATCTGTTAAACGCCGGAAGACTAAAGGCTTCGCCCCTATACAAAGAAGCGTATGATTTACAAATTACTCCAAGCCAAAAGTTGCAGGATTTACTTTCCAGACCTTCTGGTCAGGCCGCGCTTGAAAACGCAAAACGCATTGCAGCAGACGAGGGTGTGGATATTAGCCAAGATAATACTTTCATGGTTTATGATTACGTTAAAAGAGGTTTTGACGATATTATTAGCGGATACAAAGACAGCACTACAGGAAGGTTAAACTTAGACGCTAGAGGACGCGCAGTTGAGGGGTTAAGGAAAGAGTTCGTATCAGAGCTAAAAAACCTAAACCCTGCTTACAAGAAAGCCCTTGATGTTTCAGGGGACTATCTTTCCATCAATGCCGCAATGAACAAAGGCACAGAAGCCTTGCGTGGCGGTAAAATGGATAGCGGGATTGTTCAGCGTTATTACAAAGCCCTAACGCAACCAGAAAAAGATGCTTATAAAGTCGGGCTTGGCAAAGCAATCAGGGATAAAATAAATAAGGTGCGTGACACGTCAAACCCTTACACAGCAGTCCTGGGAACTAAAGATAAGCGCGAGAGAATACAGGCTGTTTTGTCTCCTGTAGAGTACAAAAACTTTGAGCGTTCTCTTAAAGCAGAGGACAGGCTTTTCCGGTTTAGGAATGAGGTTTTAGGGGGAAGCCCTACAGCATCGAAGCAGGAAGCGAAAAAAGCTATTGAATCTGGTGCTATTCAATCTATTGCCAACGTCCCAGAAGCCACCTTTATTAAGGCATTCCAGACTTTTAAAACAAAAATGTTTGAGGGCATCAATGACAGAACAGCACAGAAAATTAGTGAAATTCTTTACGAAACAGACCCCATAAAGAAACTTGAAATAATAGAAAAACTAGGAAGCAGTAAAGCATTAACATCTCGTGAAAGAGACTTGGTTAAAAAAGGGTATGCTTTATTAGCCCCTAGATTCGATGCTTTAAACGCAACAAACATAACAGGCGCAGCAGCCACAGGGCAGATGGCGGGAGGACAATAAATGGCAACTTTATCACCCTATGCAATACAGCAATTTTTCGATAACAATGGTGAGCCTTTAGCGGGTGGTTTTCTTTACACCTATGAAGCAGGAACCACAACACCGAAAGTAACTTATACCGACAGTGCAGAAGGCACTGCCAATGCCAACCCTATTGTATTGGATGCAAACGGCAGGGCTGATATCTGGCTTGATACAGGTGCTTACAAGTTTGTGCTGGAGGATGCAGATAATAACGTAATAGACACTGTTGATGACCTTGTCAGCACATCCGTAGAGAACTTTGCAGGGCAGACGTTTAGTGTTTCAGCAAACACGAGCATTGACGCATCCTACAAAAACGCCCTCGTAAATGTTACGGGGAACGTCACGATGTCCTTGCTTGCTGCATCAACGGCAGGCGATGGCTTTGTTGTTATTTTTAAAAATCTTGGGAGCTTGTCGGCATTCATTGACCCAGACGGGGGCGAGACAATAAACGGTGATTCAACACAAACCATACGAGGCGGGGAAAGTGCGATCTGTATTTGTAATGGTGCAAGCTGGAGCGCATTGATAGGACGTGAGGAGGTTTTATTCAGCAACCTCGATGCAAACTTTATTGCAAGCGCAACCTCTGAAACAATAACCGCCTCTGACTTGCTTATGTTTGGTGATGTAACAGATTCCAGTAATTCCAAAAAGACAACCGCCCAAGGTATTGTTGATATTGCACAGGATATAGATGGCTTATCAAGCGCAACAGTAGCAACTGGCGACTTGATTATGATAAACGACATTGACGATAGCGATAACCCCAAGAAGATAACGGCGCAAAGTATAGCGAATCTGGCTTTAACAATCAGTGCCGAGCAAACAGCAACAGGTAGCGAAACCGCGTTCGACTTTAGTGTGCAGAACGCGAAACAGATTTCAATAAGTCTTGATGCTTTAAGCCTTAGCGGTACGGACGAAATACTTATCCAGATAGGTGATGCTGGCGGTGTGGAAACGTCAGGCTACTCCGGCGGTGTCCGTGATGGCGGGGGAGGCTCTACAAACACAAGTGGATTCCTGGTTATTGTTAGCGCAGCGGCTGCTTTAACGTATTCAGGTGTCATTCAGTTGTTTCACATGGGCGGAAATAAATGGTCAGTTAGTGGTGTTGTTAGCCGTACGGACGCGGGAGCATCGACAAATCTTAGCTTTGGATCTAAAACATTATCAGCAGCGATCACAACGATTCGCATAACTCGCAACGGTAGCGATACGTTTGATGCTGGTTCAGTTGGTGTGCAGTATAATCAATAAAGGAAAAGTGTGTGGAACATAGTTTAATCGAAATTCTAAAGTTTATGTGGCTACCCATAAGCCTTTTTGGTGGGTGGGTTTATAAGTCATTAAACGATGACATAAAGGAGTTAAAGGAAATGTTCTATAATGTTTCACGGGAAGCCGATACTAACAGAGCAGAAATTAATCGCGTCAATATTGATGTTGCTACGATAAAAAACACGGTGGAATACACAAGGGAAGTTCTTGGCAGGCTTGAAAACAAGATAGACAGCGTTAGTGACAAGCTGGATAAAAAGGCCGATAAATGATCGGGTTTTTATTCAGGAACAAGATTAAAATCATTCCGACAGCAGCGACCCTTGGTGCTTCTGTTTTTCTGTACGATGCACAAAATATAGGGCAAGACTACACGCAGGAATTTGAAGGCACAGTTTTGGGTGTATATCGTGATAGCGTAGGTATTGAAACATGGTGTACGGGCGAAACGCTGGCAGGTAGATTGCCGGAGGGCGAGACTTACACGAAAGAATATTGTGACCAGTTATTTACTGCAAGCTATTCAGGATATTCCGCAAGAATGTACGCTTGTTATGATGATACCATGAAACAATACGTCACCCCCGCCATGCACGCTACATTCACAGATGTTTACTACAACACAGGCGCAAGATGTAATACTGGCATGATGCGAGCTTTGCGAAATAAAGACCCTGTGGGGGCGTGTGAGTATATTCTGAAGTATAAGTACGCAGGTGGTAAAGATTGCTCTATACGATCTAATAACTGCTATGGCGTATGGGATAGGCGCGTAACTATGTATGATTTATGTGTAGAGGATGCGAAGAAAATACAATGAGCATGATATGGCTATTGATTAAATCCAACCCCTTGAAGGCACTAGGCGTACTTGCTGTGTTATTTAGTGTTGTTTTCGGGTATGGTTATTATAAGGGATACAATCACGCCGAGGACACAATTAAAGCTAAGACCATAACAAAGGTTGTAACGATACAGGAAAGAAAAAATGAAATACGCAATAACCGCCCTGATACCGCTGTTCTTACTGACATCTTGCGCAACGGCAAGTTTTGATGCGTTATATTTGCCTGATGTTGTGGAGTACACCAAGGAGCAACAAACCAAAGCCGCTGATGAAATAGAGACTAACAATATACCAACGATTATAGAAATGATGAAAGATTATCACATAATGAGACAACAGACAAAAGCCGCGAGGGACGTATGAGTTTAGAATTGGGATTGGGGTTAAGGCGTGGTAGCGCAACGGGTACTGCTACGGTTTCAATACCAAGTGAGTTTGGTTGGACACCTGATTTTACAATAAGTGGTTCAGGGGTGGGCGGCTACACTACAAGCTATAACCCAGAAAACGACAAGCCAAGCGGGACAACATACTGGATTGATAGCACAAACGGGAACGACACGACAGGTGACGGCAGCGAAGGCAATCCGTACAAAACGCTCGCCAAAGGCGTAACCGAGGGTGGCGTTGTTCTGAATATCAAATCAGGAAATTACTGGCGAAATGACGGACTTCCCCTCTCTTTTAACCCATCATCAAGTATAGCGTTGGTTGCTATTGATGGTGTTGGGACGGTTCGCATGGGGAGAATTGAAGACCCGTCCGATCTTACATGGTCGGATGAAGGCTCTGGCGCGTATTCAACAACACGCCCTAGTGTCCGAACAGTTCTGGACTTAACAGCGGCAGGGGATAGTGATATGACGCTTGCCGATGGCGTTACTGATGTGCCTATTCCATTCACAGAAGTTGCAGATTTAGCCGCCGTTCAGGCATCCAGCGGGAACGCTTGGGCGCAGGTCGGAAGTACGCTATACGTAAAGACCTTTGACAGTCGCCAGCCAGACGGTGACGTTTTGCCGATTTTAATTGAAGAAAACATGGAGATCGTGAACAAAAACATAACGCTTTACATTGAAGGTATAGATATATGGGGCGACCAGCCTTTGTATATGGATTACGGTGTAGATAACACGGCGAAATGCGTGACGGTGGACAGCACGTTCGGCTATTCAGGTGATTTTGATAATTACTATATTGATGGCGTTGAGGATGTTAGGAACATTCGTTGTAAAGTATATTACCAGATATCAAGTGATGATGGCTTCAACTATGATAAAAACAGCATTGCCCCGTCATATGTTCATATTCTTGAACAGGATTGCGAGGGTATGAAATGCGGCGATGGCACGAATGATAATGCTTCAACAACGCACGACACCGATACCTTTATAATTCGCGTAAATGGTAACTATCACAACCAAGACGGTCCAGCCGTTGCTGATACCGCTGGTGCTAGGGCATTGAATTATGGCGTGACAGCTACAGATAGCTATATTGGCATTCAGGTTGGAACGGCTGCCGCTGGTATTCCTGCTATACAATGGAACAAGGATTGCTCGGTTAGCAATATATCGCAAGACGGGCGCTCAAGAGCAAGTGGTGGCATACAATTTGATTTAGGTGGGAACACATGGAAGGCTGGCGACAAGAGGGGCTCTAATAATTACATCGACCTTGTTGCATACCCTGATATGGAAGATGTTTTAATGTCTGCCCCCGAGGCTGTACTTGGTGTGTACTGCGCCCTTGATACGGATATGTATGTCACACTTGGCGGCACACCTGATGAGGTAAATAACTTTCATGATTTATCTGCTTTTAAAACAAACGCAACGGCATTACGCTCCGGCATTCGCGCAATATACAGCGCAACGGCTGTTAATGGATTGGCAGGATGGGTAATCAACGGCGATGCGGCTGATGATGATACGAGCTACTCACTAAGCAGATCGAATGCTTTGTATTCGCTCGCATTCGTTGGGACTTATCAGGACGGTGTTCAGGCAACATTTACGGGTAATCATTGTTTGTTGACGGGAAGCAGTGCTGCCACAATCCCGCGCATTATGGGCTCAAACGGCAATAATGCGCTATCAACGTCCGGCGATTTTACGAATGGGTTTAGCCGTGACGGAGGAGCAGAGGACACAAGCCCGCTACCGATGCCGTTAGATTATTACTCCGCTGTTTCTGACACGGGGGCGGCTCAAACAGATACGTATAATATATACGGCTCTCAAGGTTTCGCAGATGGTAGGGCGTGGGTTGGTACGCATGGCTTCATGATTATGTTTAACCGCGCACTAACAACTGGTGAAGAATTGGCAATCAGAACAGCGGTGAAAAATATTTATGGCTTATAAAGACAAAGCAAAGTACGACTTTCAAAAAAAAGCAAAGCAGGCGAAGGATACCAAAAACAGGTCAACGTCACTAGACCTACGCCCAAAAGATAGATATAGTCAAACAAGGCTGAAAACACTCCAACCGAAACCTTAATCATGAAAACAACAGAGTTTGAAATAAAACACATAGGGCGATACGAAGCCCTTAAAGGCTTGGCAGATAACTTTAATAAAAAAGTAAATGCCGTTCTTGACCGCACTATAACTTTCCGCACAGACTATCTGGATAAAGACAACGCCCTGCAAAACGCAGGGTTTTCTTTACGCTATCGCCCCGCGACAAACGACTACGATGAATCCTTTGAATTAAAGGCAATAGGAGGGGAGGTTGATGGAATATCAGCCAGACTGGAAATAGAAGGCCGTGGAGGGGTTACAAAACAAGAGACGTATGAAAGATTATTAAATCATCCAGCATGGCCTGATGGCGTTCCTAAGCTGAAACTAGAGGATACTGAAATATTATTCAGCACCGTTGTGACACGCAGGGAAATACAGGCCGATCTGGAGTTATCGACAGGCAGGGCGTTAATCGAGTTTTGTTTCGATGATATTGCATATCACAACAAACACGGTGATCCATGCGGTTATGAGAACGAAACGGAACTGGAAATTAAAAAAATGTATCGCCTTGGAGTACAGGAACCGGCAACGGCGCAAGACATGAAAGAGGTTCTGGATTGGTATCAAGGTTTTGAAGCATTGAGGGAAGCCGATCTTGTCATGCACACGGTATCAAAAGCGGATAGGGCAAGGCGGTATGTCAAATAAAAAAAGATGGAAAAATTACACAATTATATACTTGACTGCAAAAAACTAACTTGTCATTCAAATGGGGCGAAAACTGTAAAAGTTTCGACCCATAAGCGTAGTAAACCACGTAAAAATTGTAAGAAGTAGTGTCAGAGCTACGACTACATAACCATAAGGTGTGCAGCCGCTTTAATTATTATTAAATCATAGAGTAAAGAATCCGTCAATCTTTATTGTCATCTTCCTCTTTTTTCTTAGGTTTCGGCGGTGTATTAAGCATACGCTTTAATACTTCGTCGCGTTTTTTATCGTCTTTTTTTGGTGAGGCGGGGGTGTCGTAGCAATCAACAAATACCAGAGCAATCCAGGTTTAAATTAAAGCTCCCCGCCTCATAAGATTTAAAATATAG